CCGTATGTCCAGAGTTGCTTCCCCCAACACGGACTGCTACACTTGCTCCTGTTTCTTGGGCAAGGAAATGTGCAACCTTCCCCTTTCCCTCAGAGCCAAACTGACCACCAACTACTACTGTTATAGGCATTTTAGAGATTCTTTGTGTTTTCCTTATACTTTACCATTTGAGCGAGTGCTGACAAAAAAGATTTGAGACTATCAACATTAACAATTGAAACGTCTGCTAAAGAAGCCAATTTAGTGACATCTACTTCAGCTAAATGAGAATCAGCACTAATAAATTCTTCATCATTGCCTCCTCTGGTGCTATATCGCAACCTCCGGATTTCCTGCGGAGCAGTGATATGTATGTGCAAAAAAGACGGGCCAAACGTTTCCAACCAAAAAGCGCGATCTTCTGGGTAACGTAATCCATCAATAACAATATCACGTCACCACCACCTTTATTCGCAAACTTGCCGTCGGGTGATCGCTTAATTGTTACTTCATTTCCTGCTGCATTTTTGTAGGTACTTTCAAAATCACCACTTCGCTTAGGTTTTTCATCGCTTTCAGCAAGTTGGAGGCGTAATGCCAACAAACTGGATCGAAGTTGAAAGGCATATAAATTATTCATATTATTTTGAGTGTTTGTGTCGGTAGAAAAATCAGGTAATAATTTCAATCTTTTTCTTCAAAGCCTCAAATAAAACTATTATACGCAATAGCTCACTTGCCGCATCTTCTCTTAAACCTCGATCTACTGCTCCTGCGATATGTCCGTACTGCTCGCCGAGTTCAAAAGCTGCGGTTAAATAATCAACAACCGTAGAGTTAGGATCTTTGTAAATGTCAAGTGCCTGACTGTAAGGCATAAAAGTATTTTCCAAAAAATCGGTTGTTAAAACTTCAACCGTTAGCCAAATCGGTGTAACCGTCTATCGCCCGCTTCCTGTAAAGCTGCAAGCTCGCGATCTATAAGCGCTCCTCCGCTCCCACTGTTTTTTCCGCTATCTCCCAACCGAAAGGATTTAGAGATACCAGGTATTGAAATTGAGCTGACATCACGAATGGGTTCTTCTAGAAATCCTAAATCTCCAGTTGTTCCACTTATTTCTAAACTTTTTCTTAAAAGCGAAAAAGCAGCTCTTTTAAAGCGCTTTGGCAAAGGATCGTAGCCTGCGTCGTAAACTACTTTGACGGCACATTCTGGATAACCTACTTGCAAAATCGTCCCTCGCAGCCAACTCGAAATGATGTTTTCGCTTGCAAATAATGGTGGCGCCGCCGGATCGAAGTGGTTGTAAACTTCAACTCGGCGGACGAGTATAACTGGATACTGAGGCAGCGTGACAGTGCCAGACCGAGTGCTGCGACAGTCTTCGACGTAAGTTTTCCTTCCTGGGTGATATCCCAGCCAAATGTCAAGACGCTCTTCTATACCTTCTAGCAAATAAGTTAGTTGATTTAGATTTGGAACAGTCTCAACAGTATACGCTCCAATCGAAATCAACTGCTGCTGCACTTCAACTGGCGTCAAATACATACTTTTAAGGTACAGAAATGCGGGGGAGTATACCTAGCTGGATGACGAATTTTTCGCTGGCGATCGGTACATAGGCATTTTTGGCAACTAAGATACCGTACAAGCTTGTAGAAGCGCTAGCTGCGTTAACTATTTTTGAAGGCATCACTTCGTACATGGTGAAACCACCTAAAACTTCACCTGCCGTATCCGGAAACGAAATTGTTTTGAGGTGGTTAGTCATGTCTGCAAGCGACACGTTTGCACCGTTTACACCGATCGCACCGATCGCCCACGGATCGTTATCCACCGGGGCTGCTGTCAGTGGCGCAGTAAAAAGGTGCAAATCCGCGCTGAGTTTTGTCGGTTGAGTTGAAAATATCTTTAATTGAGCCTCGGAAATAAATCCAGATCCTCCGAAAGGAAGCGCATCTTTGAATTGTAGGGCTTTTACTTGAATTAGCGAACCACCGGGAACTGCCGGGTAGATAATATCGCCGGCAGTATAAGCGGTTGTGTTGTTGGGGCGAATAAAAGAACTCACAACCATTGTAGGTTTGTGGTTCTTCAGTTCGTCAGCAATTTTGCTTAGAGCAGGACCTGGAGACAAAGGTAAAACCATTTATTTTGCAAATTAGGATAAGGTGGGCGATCGGGGCAGACCCATTAAATGGGATTTGCTACCATTTGATTAGCTGTCAGTTTCAGGATTTACAGCAGAAGATTTACTTTTTTTCGGTTTTGGAGGATCAACAGGTGGTGGCACATCGGAACTGCTCAATTCTTTACTACCGCTCAATACTTCGCTTGCAACCGCAAAACCAGATTCAATCAACCACTGACCGACAGCTTCTGAAACATTCGCAGTTTCAGAATTGCGAGGTTTAGAAATAATTCCGCAGTTGGGAACGGCGATCGAAGAGAGCCATTTGCTTGTAGGTTGAACTAGCATTTTATTGTGATAAGAGGTCAATAGAAGCGATAGTACCGGCAGGAACCTTAATAGAAAGTTTCCAAAGGCACTCACCGCCGTTGCCCGCAAAAAGCGTTCCGAATTGCAAAATGAACCGTTTTTCTACCATGTAGTGTTCTAGACCTGCGTGATCTGAATACCTAGTAACGTCAAAGATTTGAGGATTGAAATTGTCTGGCGTCCCGCCCTTTGGAATAACCCCCCTCCAAGAAAGCTGATTTAAATCCAGTACCCAGTAATGCACAAGGTCGTAATCGCGACCTGCTGCCGGATCTGCCGGAGTATCTTGAATAAACGGCGAGGTAAGCAGCGGTGTCGGGCCGCGCTGCGTAATTATTGAAGGAACTCTCAGTCCTGGGCTTACGCGCTCCAAATTCATGTACTCCATTTGAGAGTCGGTTTGATTTTCAATCAATTCGATTCCCAAAGCTGAGGTGAAAACGTGCGTTACGCTTCTGAGTATTTGTTCGTCTGAAATTGCCTTTCGGACGATCGCCCGCAGCAAGTTGGCGATCTTTTGACCTGGCGAAATATCAATTAGGTACTTGTGGCTTTCAGGTATTAGCGTTTCCAGTCCGTTAAATTCCAGTGGATTCAACGTTGCGTTACCCCGGAACAAGCACCGTTCCAACGCCTTCAATGTGGCGCTCAAACCTTTTGCGGTTTTTTGTGCAAGTTGGGGACCATAAGGTTTCCCTTGTTGCTCCCAAAGAGATTGAGCGTAGTAACCGATATTGATCACGCCGCCCAAGCTTTTGATTTGCTGCCCGCCGTCAAGGGGTTTAAGAACGTTGTAAGTTGTGGGGTTCTCAACAGCAACGAGCGTATTTTTTTGCATGAAACCGACGGCAGGGTCGTCGTTTTCTACTAATTCGCGGATTACGTCAGATTCCGCGTATTGCTTCCGGAGCAAAGGCCAGAACAAAATATCGTCGGCGCCGCGGAGGTAGTGTCCGATATCGGAGTCGAAATTTTGATTGACGTAAAAACCGTCGTAAGCGACAGCCGCTTCGGCTTGAATAGCTAGTTCGGATGTTTGAAGCCCAAAAGTAGCTGTACTGCTGGCGGGAAGGATAGCTGTTGACATTGATTTTTATTGTTTTAAAAGGGTTGCACTATTCAGAACGGTTGCCAAGCTGAAGCTCTAAATCGCGTTTCTTGTCTTTGAGTTCGATCGCTGTTTGGAGATCGTAATTGGGATTTTTCATCAAACCTTTGATTTCCCCTTCAAGTGCTGCAAGCTGTATTTGAAGAGAATTGGGTGCAGCGGTTGGCGCCGCACCAGAAGCCGCTAGAGGAAGCGGCTTGCTTGGATATTTGGAACCGCTCTTGGGAGTCGCAGTTAGCGGGGCGAGTCTTTCGTCTAGAGTTTTGGTTAGCGTTTCTATAAGCTGTGCTTGCTTTTCTTGTTCAGCCTGTACTGCAGCAGCTTGCAACTCTTGATTTCTTGCTTCTTGTGCTGCTGCTTGGATCGCGCCCATTTGCGCTGACAAAGCTTCAACTTTCGGTTCAATCGTCGCTAGACGGTTCGTATTTTCTTTGTGCATCGCAGCAACGCTGTCGCTCAGCTTCGCGATTTGATCGAGGATGTCTTTGGTGTCCATAGTTTCAGGAGAATTAACAGTGTTTACAGGTTCAAAATCGTCGGCCGAAGCCAGTACCGGGATCAAATCACCAGACTCGGAACTAGCTAGAACGTTAGTTCTAGTCTTTTTAAAAGTTGCCTTTTCCGAGTAAAGGATATTTGCCCCTAAAATCCTCAACTTGTCGATTTGCCACACAGATCGCCCGTCAATTTCTGTGTGATGACCTTCGGCGGTTCCGTTGACCGACATTCCCAAGTGATCTTGGGACGCAAATATTGCTTTAACTTTTTCTGGCTGGTTGTGATCCCACAAAACACCGCTCACCAAAAAATCGTTGCCTTCTATTCGAGCCGCAGTCATAGCACCTACAATTTCGGTAGATGCGTGTTGCGCTAAAGTATCGTGAGCGTCGATCGGTTTAGGTCTGCCAAAATCCAAGCAAGCTAAAGCTTCTTCGGCTACTTTGCGCGGAATGAACAGAGGAAGTCCGGGACCCACGCTTGGAATTGCTTCGCTGGCGCGATCTGTTTGAAAAAGGGTGCCGTTGACAATTCTTTCGTTCGTAGCAGAAAGTTCAACTTTTGCTCTAGCTTCAATTTGAAGGATCAGCTTGCCGTCTTCAAGTAAAGAAAATGACAGGTCTTGTTCCGATGCTTGAACTTCTTGTTCTTGCACGAGAGTCTGCTCGTCCGCGTTGGGTAGACCTTCAAACAGCCGTTCTAAATCGCTAATCGGCTTGTTTTCTGGTGTTGCTTCGACGGTAGTTTCAGCAACGGGTTCTGTTTTTAGCTCAGTCTGCGAACTTCTTTCGGGTTCCGGTGGGACTAGCGCAGCGGTACCTTCTGTTTGTGAAACTTGAGCTGTTTGCTCGCTTGCATACACCCTTTCGTAGCTGCGCGGATCGGTTGGAGCGTTTTTTGCTAAATCTCGAACGATCGCCAGGAAGTCTGAAGTCAGCTCAGAGATTCGCGCATCTTTTTCGGCTTCAGATTTGTCGCGACAAGACGCTATATCGCTGAACATATACTTAAAATATTCAGTGACTGTATTTAACGTTTGTCGCCAAGCTTCAGCGGTTACAATTTCGGACAGCCTGGCAGACGCGCTAATTTGAGAGTCGTAAACGTTCTGAGCCGTGATTAGCTCTTTGGGAAAATCCCCAAAAGAAAGGTCTCCGGATTCTACCAAGGCGTCCGTTAGCAATTGCCAAGATTGCTTGAGTCGAGCTACATTCTTTTGATTGAACGGTTTACCGGCTGCTTCAACTGAGGAAGTATTCATACAAAAACGCAAAAAAGAGGTCGAGCTTTTGGCTCGACCTCTTGGCTAGGGGTGGTCTTATCGGTATTTCGGTATTTTTTTATTCTGTAATTATTTTAACCAACATTCCCGCTTGTAGCGCAAATGCCGTAGTTCTATTTAACCATAAAAAATCCTGGATCGACATCTGACATCCATTATCCTCTAAAAATTTCGTTAGTGGTGGTTTGTACAGGACAGGCTTTACGGTTTCTCTAGGCAGCGAGACTCCCCACTGGGCGATCGGGAAAGTGGATGCTCGGTTTGATAGCGCTTTTAGACTCATAAAACGCGATTGAGATTCCAACTAAATATAGCAAAAAAACCGCTAACGGGTGATTTGGCGGTTTTTTTTGCTGCTTGATGGGCGATCGGCTTAAGCTTTGGTAGATTCGTTGTTGCCTCCCCTCAACTGTGTGGGCATCATGAGGAATATTACATTTTCATCTCCGACAGGCTTGAATACCACGGGCGCAAGTACAGCGTTAGCAC